GGCATATTACCCTTAGAGAATGATCATTACGAATCACTCCTCCAGCCCGGAGTTTATACCGGACAAAAAGGTTTGAGGGCTAGGGCCCCCAAGGTCCTAGGTCCTTGTACCCGCAGGGTACAAAGACTGTTCTCTTTTTCCAAACTACGCGGTCGCGTATTGTATAACCGTGAGAGCCTAAACTGGGAAGCTCAGAAAAGGTAAGAGCATGATCACGAAGATCAGCTCGAGCCAGCTGAACGCCCAAATTAGACCAATCGCGGCGCAACAGGTGCGAATTGACGGCAGCATCATAGTCCAAGTACCTGAATCTTTGAGAGACAGGCACCCAGACATTGATAAAACTACCGTCCCAACCATTTTTACGAACTGCAGCCCACGAACTTGAAGTGTCGTGTACCACAGTCGCTATAGTAGTTGGTCCTCGTTGTTGGAAACGCTTCGGTAACTGATATACCAGGTCCTTCCAAACTTGCTTGAGACTCGGAGTTCGAAACTCTGAGGAGCCCAAGCGAGTAGCAAGGACGGAAATCTGGTTAACCAGAGTAAGAGTTCCTTGATCATCTAAAGGCTCCTTCCAGTAAATCGGTGTAACATCGATGCCATTAAAGGCATCTTGGCCACATGATTCCCGGAAGTATCCAGAAGAGTACGACTTTTCGGTATTAACCTTAAAGCCGCAAAAATCAAGAAGTCTAACGATTGAGTCGTAGGACTCTGTAGGAACGATTAGATCATCTCCGTAAACGGCGATGTCATCATCTATTGAACTACAGAGGGCCCAAAAGAGTAGACTTTCGAGTTCGAAAGTGTACCCATTACCCATGCTAGACCACTTTTCGTAGCGAGACCACAAGCCGTCAAGCTTGTAGCCACCGCTGCGTAGAGAGGCTAATAGGGTGAGCCACGGCTCAGGCAACAATGCCTGAACTACCTCCATCGACACAGTGTCGGAAGCGGATGCTAAGTCAAGTGTCGCATACTTCCCAGTACGCGACGAATAGATTGCCAAAGCTTGATTGAGCCCTTGAAAGTCTAAGTTCACACCGAAGTGCTTCAGCCTGTTACGAATGTAACGGCCGACGCCCTTTTGGAAGAACATATTCCAACGAGGTTCGACAGCAATGGGTCTATCAGTCTTAGCACTCTTAGGAACAAATGTGACCGAATTACCCCTGGAAACGGTTATATCTAACCGCCCAGTTTCGATGTTCCCTACAAAAAGACTCCCCAGAGTGGTTAGCTCTGCGAAGACGTTAAGGTAGGGGTAAGCACCGAGGGTAATACATCCTGGATTTGATAATTTATTGTAAGCGGAAGTCATTCCGCGATCAGTAGAACCATCTGCTCCAGGTCCGAAATCACACAGCTCAGTCCACGCATAAAGATTCGATCCGAGAACCTTACCGATTTTTCTTCGCGCCAGATGTAATATCTGGCGGAAGTCAGGTTGGAGTAATAACTCCGACTGACGGAAAAGTTTCCAGATCGAGTTCGTGCGCGAACAAAGCTGCTCGGACTCTAAAAATTTATCCTTAGCGACTTGACGTTTATCAACCTGCACAGGAAGCCACTTAGCTTTAGATAAAAGCTTCGTTGCTTGATGCGCACGGAAGAAAGACTCAGAGTCATTATAAACTAAGGGATCCGTTTTTAGATTAGCGATCTCGTCCCACATCTTGTACCTTAGAAGTATTACTACCGCTAAAGCACGTGGACAATCGAGAGCGCGTAGGATGGCTTCTGCCACCCCTACGTGACGATCGAGCTCATGCTCTTTCATAATATCTCCATTGGATGTGAGTCATGTTGCTAAAGCACGACCTCGCGGAATTCTACCATAGACATTGACCGTCCGTTGGCATCTTCTAGCCACCTAGCGAACAATCGCATAGGGCCAGTAATATCAACGAAGCAATCAGAATCATTATAATCAAAGTAACAAGCAATTTCATTGTTGTATACCTTGGAAACCTCCCTAGGGGACAGGTTATAATCCCTGTCGCCCAAAAGAGGAAGCCAATGAATAGCAACTGGATGAATACGCACGTACTGAAGATTGTCATGATCGTCTCGGTAGAGGAAACCAGGCATCCTAGAGACGGACACCCGGAAGATCTCATACAACCAGTCCACCGAAACCGAACCAATACTCGGAGTCAAGCAACAGAGGCGAACGCCTCTAATGCCGATTTCCCGAATACGATTCGCGCTAGGCGGAGCCGTTATAAGAAGAGATCCATTTTTCCCACAAGTGGGGCATACAGTGTTGTTTCGAACTAACATTTATTGCTCCTAGATGCGGGAAAGCCCGCGAAAATTCTGCCTAATTATTTAGGCAGGATGGACGAAGCTTTCCACAGCAGAGGTCACGACCGCATCGCCCAAAAGGTCGATAAACATCGCCTTGAGGTCTTTGCGATTTTGGAGTGACGCCCTGGAGGGAAACACCAGATCAAAGCTTCCGATACATTCGAAAGCCTTGGTCGGTGCCGGCGTAAAGCCAAGACCCGTGTCACCAGCGACGATTTCCATCGTCGGCAACACGAGCTTGCCAGTAAGCCGCATAGTACCATTCTGATTCTCCTTAAGGGAGAGAGAAGCGGTACCAGCTCCAGCCGGATACCCCGAATTGGTGCTATAGTCCTTCCAGATCGTGAGATCAGGAGAGGACGACACCTGAGGGTAAGAACGGTTTACCGGAGTGCCTGCGGCATCCGTCAGAGTGAGAGTAGTCATTTAGTTACCTAAGTGATTAGTTGATGGCTCCCAAGACAACATAGTCAGGGAGTGTTGATCAATCGCTGTTGGATGGTTCTTTACCTACCAACAACTTGCCGAAGTAACGCTAATGCGTTTTCGACATGTGCGAGAGAGATTGGATCTTTTAAACTAGGACTGGGAACCGCTGGGAATCCTCCCAACGGATCTCGATGATAGCCGCGGGCATCCGATTGAATGCTACCTCCAGACCAAGTCTGAGAAGTAACACCGTCGAAGCCGCCACCATTATCTGTCCTAATTTCGACTCGACTTGAACCATGGAAAGTGATCCAGCCTCGAAGAAATACGAGGCCGGTATCATAATCCAAATTGTTCAAGAAACTACCAACTGGCAAGAACCAATCCACAACAAAGCTGTAGGGAATAACTTCCCAAGCAACCTCTAATGGATTTATCAAACCAGTGTTCGCCAAGAAACTAGTAACTCTACTAGCAACTTGGTACTCAACGACACCTTTACAGGTGATTTCGACTGACCCTTTTCCAGAACATGTTGGCCAAGTAGTGGCATACTTCGGAAAAGAGAGAGACTTCTCTCTCTGAACCTTAGCTTGCGCACTAACTTTGCGTATGTCTGGTCTATAAGTCAGCGTACGGGCAAGCTCTTCGCAAGCCCCGTTGACGTCACTGAGAAGAGGCATCCAACCATACTTTAGTTGGAGCCAATCATCAGCGGCAGAACCGGTACTTAGGTATCTTCTCCTACGTGTCGTTCGACGCGTATGATTTTGATTACCTTCGTTTCCGTGGCGACCCGAAACCAGAGTTGACGCAGCCCTACGGAGATCACCATGTTTCACGGCCCGAATAGCAGAAGCTATACGAGACGCGGCATCGGTGACTGTTCCACAAGTCTGTTTAAACTCGGCTGCAAAGTTTCCGACATTGACTTTCTGGTCCTTAACGTTACTAATCAGTTGATTTATCATCTTCTGCTTAGCTTCGTCTTGGGCCTGTCCATTAATGTCAGTAACTAAAGCACTCGGATCGGCAACGCCCGAGATAGAAGATATAGGCCAAGTTCCCGCCCCCTGCCATCCGTAAATTGTATTTCCGGACCAGTGGGCTGGCGAGTTCCTAGTCTTTACTTCAAAGGCGGTGTAGACCGTGTTTTCCTTATGAGCGGGGTACCCAACAGAGTTTGCGCCAACCTTATCCGCAGCAAATGATTGATAACTTGACGTAAAGTCGTAGTGATCAACCACTGAGCCGCCTAAGGTCCATTGGCCTGTACAATGTTCGGTACTAAAATCGCTTTTCGGATAACCGTGTCGAGACATAAGATCCCCTCTTTGGTGCAGTTGTTCTTAAAAGAGCAACCCACCTGGATGAGAGTTACGAGACAGCAGTAATCTGCAGCTCATAGAAGAGTTCACCTCTTTCGAAGTGAGGTCTCACCCGAGGGTCCGATAGAGCTACTTGCAAAGCAAGTAAGCCTTATCGGGC